ATCGCGCTTGAACCGTCCCTGTGTAATCCGCAAGGATAGGCCAAACGGCTAGCGTGTGAAAGACGTAACCCCCGCTTAATCGCGGGGGTTATTTTTTTATGCCGTTTTCTAGTTAGAGGCTATCAGCCTAGCCGCCTCAACTGGGCGCCCAAGAGGCGCCGGGGTTAACTACATTCGCTTCGCTCATATTGTACACATACCCAGTTGCTGATTGTCAAATCGAACCCAGCTGCGAATTCGTCGGCGTGTTGCGTTTGACACGCCACGCTTACCCATATGCTACATTTCAGCCATGTCAGATATACAAGTAGCACACCGTTCGTTCAGCTCGCTCACCTCATGGATTCGCTGTGGCAAAGCATGGCAACTAGAGCGTGACTTACAAGCACCGTCCGAGCCAGCATGGTGGTTCGTCGGTGGGTCTGCGTTTCACGCAGCAGCAGAGAAGTTTCTGCTCCATCAGTTTGAAAACTCCAAGACACCTCTCACAGATAAGCCACCATTCTAATGACAAAAGAATTTACCTTTTACAATCGCGTATGCCTCACCACCGGCTACAGCAAGCACACAGTACGCCTAGGATTTAGCATCGGCAAGTATGGTATCGACGCCGACTTCTTCTTCTTTTGGTTCTCGCTGGAGTGGTGATGGATGACATCGCTAACATTAAACCAACCACAGGTACGGAAGCCGACTATCGCGCTCTCGGCCCAATTCGAGTATGCCCATGCGGGTCAGACCTTTGGAGCGTCAAGTGTAAGTTTGACGATGACGGAGAAATCGGTATCTATTTCTTGGACATCAACTGTGCGCTATGTGGTAGCCTCGCCATCGCAGTCACGCCACCGCTAGGAGAATCACATGGGTAAAAAGCGCGCACAGATTATTAGCCAACAGGCATTCCAACAAGCCTTTGCTGAAACCGAAGTCGTCATGCGACTCGCCCTAGGAAAACAAATCCAGAAGCTTATTGACAATGAGCCTAACGAGATGGTTAAACTAGGACTTGAACATGCACGTAAAGTTGTAGCAGGAGAGGAAACGTATGACTTGGGATAAGGTTTGGGAAGAATCCTTCCTTGAACAAATTGCAGAAGTCGAAGCTAAGTCCAGCACCAATCCTACTGATTGGCGTGTGGGTGGACGCTCATCCAAAGCCAACCCTGATAAAGAGAACAAGGTGTGGTGGGATGAGAACGGCAAGCAGATGTTCTTCAACTTCATCAACGCTTGGCAGGAGTCAGGCTTTGAGTTATGGGTATCACCGGAAGGTGTGCCTGGAGTTGAAATCGGATTCAACAACTTCTTCGGTAGCGTCAACGTCAAAGCATTTGCCGACGCTGTTGTAGTGGCAGGCACTGAGATTGCTGTGGTAGACTTCAAGACCGGCAGTTACATGCCGGACTCATCGCTACAACTGGGAGTCTATGCCTCCATGATGGAGATGCAATTTGGTGTACGCCCAACCAAGGGTTACTATTACTCAGCTCGCAAGGCTCAGTTCGAAGAAGCCTCTGGCTTAGACCGTTGGACAATTCCTGTACTTACAGAGTTGTTCGAGCAGTTCGAGCGTGGCATTCAGAACAAAATTTTTCTACCTAACATCGGTATGTCATGTAGCACATGCGGAGTGAAGGACTATTGTTACGCCGTCGGCGGAGAGCTGGCACAGATTTACGACCCACTAGCAGAAATCAAATAAGGAGAAACACATGGCAGCACAAGCAAATACCAAGTTCCAAGTCAACTTCAAGTTGGCAGATGGAACACTCGTCAACGTCTATGCAGATGACTCAGCTGAGTTGGAAGCAGGACTTGCAACCATCCAAGACTCAGCAGCTCTCATCGGCGCTGTCTCTGGCTCATTGGCTAACGCCAGTGGCATCCGCAATGTGGTTGCTGGATTTAATGCAACACCAGTAGCACAAGCACCATCCGCTCCGTCAGCGGTTATTGAAGAAGGCCATTGCAAGCACGGCAAGCTCACCTATCGTGAGTCAAAGCCAGGCGATGCAAAGACATGGAAGGGTTGGTTCTGCCCATCACCAAAGGGCACTCCTGACCAGTGCGCTCCTAAGTTCCTTCGTTAGTATCTGATGCTGTCACTATCACAAGCGACAGCGAAAAGCACTAACGAATATCAGCTACTGCCAGACCTGTTTCCTTCGCTAGCTAGTGAGGGAATCAGGTTTCGCAGGGGACAATTAACAATGATTGCCGGTCAACCAAACGCTGGCAAATCTTTAATCGCTCTCTGGATGGCAGTGCAGATGAAGGTGCCTACGCTGTACATATCCGCAGATACCGATGCTTACACAACAGCTATCCGTGCAGCTGCTATGGTTACCGGACACCAAGTGTCTTCTGTTGAGGAAGCATTTGCTACCGGTGAAGGTAGAGAATTTTACGCGTCTGAGCTAGCAAGCATTACGCATTTGCAGTTTGACTTTGCTCCATCACCCACACTTGATGAGGTTGACCTAGCCATCCGTGCATACGGTGAGGCATATGGTGAATACCCACACATGATTATTGTGGACAACGCAATGAACGTTGTCTCCATGCATAACGATGAATGGTCCGGCCTTCGTGAGATAGCCAAAGCCATGCACCACATCGCCCGTGAGACAGACGCAGCTGTGCTGCTACTGCATCACACCTCAGAGAATGAAGGCAAGCCGGATGTCCCACCTAGCCGCAAGGCTATCCAGGGCAAGATTAGCCAGCTGCCTGAGATGATTCTTACCGTTGCTCTTGTGTCACACACCGGTGAGTTTAGAGTGGCGGCAGTGAAGAACCGCTTTGCTAAACACTCAGCCACTGGAGATAACTTCGTTACCTTACAGGCTGACCCAAGCCGCATGAGTATCTATTCAGACCGCACCGCCCAGTACGTGGCAGATAGTTGGAGGGCAATGCAATGACTTTCAAAGAAGGGCTAGACTATTTCAACGGGCAGGTTGGTACGCTCAATATGTATGACACCACCAACACTGACGAGGAAAAATTTTTTGCAAAAAAATATTTGGTTAAGCGCGGAGCGCATGACATCTGTGAGATACTAGGACTATGAAGCAGTCAGATGCCATTAGGTTTGAAATCCTGCACATGTGCAAATGCGATGACTGCCTTAACGCAAAGCTCGATAAGTTCAAGGAAGCTGTGGAGAAGGAGCTGAAGTGAGCGATACGTTTTATTACATCTATTCAAAAGACGAATGCGGCGTATGGTTCTGTCAACCAGTAAGGAAGTCCGATGAGTACATACGGTAAGCGCAAAGGCTCTGCTTTTGAGACAGGCATTCTCAAATTCCTGCGTAGCAAAGGCTTAGCATCCGAAAGGTTACGCCTCGCAGGCAAGGACGACGAAGGTGACATCGTATGTATCGTTGCAGGTGCGCCGTATATCTTTGAGCTAAAGGCAACAGCCAAGATGGACCTGCCGCAGTTCTGGCGTGAGGCTACCACTGAGGCATTTAACTATGCCAAAGCGCGTAACTTAGATGTTACGCCACCAGCCTATGTCATCGTCAAGCGCCGCATGGCGGGGCTAGACCAGTCGTGGGTTATTCAAGATTTGAACCAGTGGTTGAAGGTAACCGGTGGTATCGAAGCCTGACCTTGCTGCCGTGCTTGAGCATTACGGCATCAACGTATTGGACAGGCATGGTTGGGTGCCATGCAAGTGCGTTATCCATGATGACACCATGGCTAGTGCAGCATATAACCTTGATAGTCAGGCATACAACTGCCTAGTCTGTCAGGTTCTCGGAGATGTATACACATTAGTGCAAGCTAAAGAAGGGCTAGATTTCAAAGATGCTAAACGAAAAGCAGAGAGCATTGCTCACGGACGCAGCAAGCAAATACGCCAGCAGTCTAACTCCACAGGCAGCCTCTTACCTGGCGGCACGAGGCATAACACAGGAAGTCGCGCATACGTTCCAGCTTGGAAGCGTCGTGGAGCCTAGTGCTGGACATGAGCATGCCGTTAACAGATTATCTATTCCGTACCTTACACCAGCCGGTGTTGTGGGAATTAAGTTCAGGAGCGTAGATGAGTCAACTCCAAAATACCTCTGGCCTACCGGTCAGAAGATTGGGCTATATAACGTACTTGATTTGCATAAGCACAGCGATACGATTGCCATTTGCGAGGGCGAGATTGACACTATTGTGGCATCGGGTATCGTGGGAATACCTGCGGTTGGAGTTGCTGGAGTCAGCCAATGGAAACCGTGGTTTCCTAAACTCTTTGAATCGTATTCTCGCATCCTTATATTTGCGGATAACGACGTCAAAGAAGATGGAAGAAACCCTGGCCAAGAGCTGGCCAAGCGAATCAAAGAAGACTTGGACAAAGCGGAAATAGTCCACCTTCCCGACAATATGGACACCAATGAGGTATACTTACAGTATGGCCCTGATTGGTTCACCGAGAGGATAGCGGCGTGACAACCATCGCAGCGATTCAAGGCCCTGACTGGGTAGTAGTCGGGGCTGATTCGCAATCCTCTGATACTGATGGCTTTGCTATCAACATACCCGGCGGTAAAGTATTTAAGAATAGCAACCTAGTCTTTGCCGGTGCTGGTGCGGTACGAGGTATTAACCTGCTGCAACACGACTTCGTACCACCAGTGGTAAACACCAAAGACATTGATAAGTATGTCACTCGCCAGCTTATCCCTGCTATACGCCGCACTTTTGCCGAGGCAGGCTATGAAGTAAACAAGGGTGACTCATCAGTAGAGAATGACAACATCTGGATTGTCGTTGTCAAGGGTGAGGTATACCGCATCGACGAGGATTACTCATGGGAGCGTACAGTTAACAACCTGTATGTCGCAGGCAGTGGCGAGCAGTTTGCTCTCGGCGCTATGGATGCGCTGACAGGTGGCTTGCTAGTGGATGACTTAGCCAAAGCCAAGAAGATTGTTACCAAGGCTATCCAAACAGCCAGTAAGTACGATACATCCACCGGTGGCAAGATAACCATTACGGTAGTGCAGGAGAACAAATGACACCGGAGATGTCAGACTTTGACTTAGACTTTTCGTATGGGCACGAGGGCGAGCAGCTCGTCAATGACATCCTCACTGGCGGGCTGACCGTAGAAGTTAAGCGCGATAGGCGCTGGGTGCAAACCGGTAACATCTACATTGAGACTGCCTTCTACTCACGGGCTACACACAACTGGGTGGAGTCAGGCTTGATGAAGACTAAAGCAGACCGCTGGGCATTCGTGCTTGAACAGCTGGTCATCATCGCCACCACCAATGATTTGAAGGAAGCTATTAACCGTTACGGCAGACCCATCAGCAATGAAAAGGAACCTAACCCAAGCAAGGGATTCCTGATTACCGTTGATGACATTATGTCGGTGCAGCGTGGCCGCTGACCCAACGTTTATCTACGGCCCCAAGGATGGGGCGCAGGTGCCGCCTGTATTCTGGGCGCTAGATACTATTGAGTTGGTACAACACATGGAGAATGGCACTGACCTGATATACTTTTACCAGCTCGATGAAGAGACAAAGAATTATATATACCAAGGGCAAGCGGAAGGATAGGGATATGAGTGAGTCAAGAGGACATCAATTTAGCTATAACGATGTTGATACAGAACGGCTTTTTAATTCAGAGCGTAGACTTACAGAGACAGCAGATTACAATTACCCTGCCTCCCACAAGAAATTCTGTGCCGACGTCTGGGACATAATGGATGAGCTGGGTAACTTGCTTATTACTAAGCAGTTGGACTACGGCCCCGGCAATATCAACAACGCACACGGTGGTCCCATCAACGGCTTGATGGTACGCATTGGCGATAAGTTTGAGCGACTCAAAAACCTGCTCAAGAAGCAACAGATTAAGCCACAACACGAACCAATTGAAGATTCATTCAAAGACTTAGCTAACTACGGAGTCATCGGCTTGATGATTCAGAGAGGCCTGTGGCCAAAGGAATGAAAACCATTGTAGTTGTGTCTGATTTACAAGCCCCCTATCATGACGTCGGTGCAACCGACACACTAGCAAAGTTTATTAAAGCATACAAGCCAGATGAGGTGGTATCAGTTGGAGACGAAATCGACTTTCCGCAAATCAGCCGTTGGGAAGAAGGCTACGGCGGCGAGTGGAAATACGACATCGGAAAGCACAGAGATATTACCGTCCGACTACTTGAGTCACTTAATATCAAACATATCAGTCGGTCAAACCACAGTGACAGACTGTATAACAAGCTTAGAGCTAAAGCCCCAGGGTTGCTCGGCTTACCTGAGTTGGAGATTGAGAAGTTTCTCAAGCTTGACGACCTTGGAATTACATATCACCATCAGCCCTACGAACTTGCGCCTAATTGGATACTTGTCCACGGAGATGAAGGCAACATCCAGCCTACTGCTGGAGCAACTGCACTTGGACTTGCAAAGAGGGCAGGCGTCAGTGTTGTCTGCGGACATACGCACCGAATGGGTCTTACCCATTGGACGCAGAGCTGGGCTGGTAAAGGAAAGACTGTTTGGGGCTTGGAAGTTGGTCATCTAATGAACCTGAAGCACGCAAAGTATATCAAGGCTGGGCTGTTCACATGGCAACAAGGCTTTGCTATCTTGCATGTGGACGGTAAGAATGTAACGCCACACTTGGTTCCGATTATCAACAAGTCATTTACCGTAGACAAAAAGGTGTGGAGTTGGTAACAGACAACTGGCTGCAAGAGTCTCGTGAGATAGCGGTAACGGTAGCTCGCAAGGTTCACAGGCATTACCACACATACTTTGACGTCTCTGACGTGACGCAAGAGCTAATGGTGTGGACACTTAAACGTCAGGATAAGATTAAAGAATGGCTTGACCATCCGCTTGAGTCGGATGAATACAAGATGGGTGTGCGTAAGCTAGGCAAGACACTGACTCGCCTTGCAGATAAGTATTGCCGGCGTGCTAAGGCGCAGAAGCTAGGCTATGAGATACGCGATGAGCAATACTACGACGCCATTAGTTTGTCGGAGATGTTGCCATTAGCCTTTCCTATCAAGGCGCCTATTGTTAATACCACCGATGGCAGTAAGCCCAAGGTATCCGGCGGTGGTAACCCTGCCGAGGGTGGTAACTATGTTATTCAGCTGATGGATATACGCCGTGCCTTATCCAAGATTGACCCGCAAGATAAGCTTGTGCTGGAGATGAAGTTCTTTGAGGGGCTAACCTTTAGCGAGATAGCTGAGGTGTTACAAGTCAGCGACACCACCGCACATCGTAAGGTGGATGGCGCATTGCGCCGGTTAAACAATTTTCTGGGTGGACAGAATCCATTTGCAAAGGGTGAAGAATGACAAAGTATATGCACGACTCTGAGTGCTACACCGAGATACGCCGAGTCGAAGGCAAGGCGTACATGGAGTTGTTCTGGAATTGTGTAGATAACTGTCCGATTGGAGGCGACAGTGCCGAAGTATGATTACCGTTGCATCACCTGCGGTGGGCAGCAAGAGGTAGAGCGTAGCATCCATGCCGAGGCAGATAATCCTGTCTGCTGCGGTGAGATAATGACTCGCATCTACACTGCACCACCGGTGCGCTTTGAGGGTGCTGGCTTTTACAGCACCGATAATCCCAAGCGCGTATAGCTTTAGGTATAGGGGAAGTACCTAAAACAAAGAAGCCCGTCGGAGATTTATCCGGCGGGCATTCTTGTCGCTTCTACCTTGCGGGAGCGATGGCGGCTGTGAAAGGACTAGTAACCAGCCACCACATCTATTAGTCAGACTGTATCACATCCGGATGTTTAAGTAAAGCAAGTTGGATGCGTGTCTGTCGGTCATATATTCCCACCCGCTTAACGTAATCCTTCTTTGCCTTCTCAACGGTATCGTATGGGCCAACAGCTTGCACTAGATTTAGGCTAGGATGGACAACGAATACCACATAGCGTTGGCGGTGGTTCAGCATCTCCTCAATGGTAGCGAATACATCCTTAGCTAGCGTCTCTACATCCGGCGCTTCACCTTCGAGCAAGGCTATCACCTTGCGTAGCTCAGTTGGTTTGGCTGCCATAGTTCTTCTCCATTAGTCTGACGCATTCGTTCACGCGTTCACGCAGTGAAAGATACCCATATACCTGCGTGTTGTCAAGGTATTGCGGTATGCCAAGGTTGCGTAGGTGACGGCTAAAGATGACATACTCGTAGTCATCGGTATCATCCATGTACCGAACATGTTCAAAGACATCCTTGCGTATCAGATAGGTGCAGTGAACCACGTCACAGATGATGTGTCCTGTTATCTCACGTTTGAGTACCTGGTAGTAGCGCATGTCATCAAGAAAGTAGCCACGCACATTGGCTAGCAGATGGTAGTTAGAGTAGGCAGGCTGTTCGGTATCAGCGCACATCAGTAGCGGTGCTACCACCGGCAGGTTGTGGCTAATCATGGTGCGTAGGGTATGAGGTGCGACGAAGTTATCTACATCCACCACCCAATAGAAGTCTGCATCTGCCTGCCAAGCTGCGTTAATACTTGTCTCTCGTATGTCTCCGAGCACCTTAAAGCGTGTGGGATTCCATTCGTGTACGCCATAGTCCTGCACCGGTGTTTCTACATCGCGGTAGTCTTCGACCACATGGCGGTACCACTTGGCGTTCTCGTTGCACCAATCGCGCAGTATCTGCTCGGTGCCGTCGGTGTTGTTGTTGCTACGGACGTAGAGAATCATCCGGTCTTTGGGATAGTCCCACTTGGATAGTGAGTCCAGCCATGCCGGTAACATCTTTTCTTTTTGCTTAGCCAAGATGGCTACAAATACTAGCGGCTCATTGGTGGCGGTCATCGAGCTGTTCCTTTCCACACTCGGGGCATTTCCAACTGTTCCATTCCTTGCCCACCCATACCATGATGTCCTTAAAGTCTTTCTCGCACCAGGTGCAGAAGACATCTAGCTCTGTTTGGTAGTCCATTACCAGCCTCCTAAGCAGTCTTTAGAATGTGTATGTATCGAGTATTGTAGTAGGTATTCGCCTTTAGTTGGCGCAAATAGCTCGGTGCCACAGGCACCGCATGAGCCGTACCATTCTTCACCAAAGAAATCGTAGGTCATATCCGCCCTTTCTTGAGGCGCTTGCGTTCCGCCTCTGTCGTGTTGCCCCACCAGCCTAGCTGGTTGTATTTCATGGCATAGCTTAGACATTCATTGACAACAGTGCAACCACCGCAGATACGGCGAAGCATGGCAGTATTCCTGTCGTCTCCCTTACCTTCGCCACTGGTAAAAAATGCTTCCGTATCCGTGCCGGCACAGTTGGCGCTATCTTTCCATAGCTCATCGGCTGGGTCAATTATCGGATATATTATATCTTCCATCAGTACCAGCCCTTTCGTAGCTCATGCTTTAGCCCAGCGCAAGCATCGTTATTCCAATGCAGTTTGATATAGAGCAGACCCCAACGAATCTGAGTTTGATAGTTGGTTTTGTAATCGCTGCCCATCCGAGCCATCTTAGTTGCTGGCAAAGCTTGTGGTATGCCCATTGCCCTGCCTTGTGTTGTCTTATCACCAATAGCATTGACTCGCCAATGGCTCTCCATGGTCCACAGACGGTCCAAGCAGGCCCATTGCTTGGCGTTGCCACCTTGTTGCATATAGAGGCGTTTAGCGTAGCTCTTAGGGCTTACAGTAGGTTCTTTCACCGGTGTGTAGGGCATGGATGTCCAGATTATTCCAAGGGTACAGAGCGCTGCGGTGTAAAAATAGAACCGTCTTGTCTTTCGTAGCCTGGTGTGGGCTTGGGAATGGGTGGACATATTAAGCCTTTCTGTTCTGCAAAGCCACGGATTTTTTCTTGCCAAATAAAGCCTAAGTCCATGGTCTTGTCAAATGAAGCTACTCTAGCTCTCTCATAGGGAAACGTTCCGCCCCATATTCCGTACTCCTCGGCGTTATCTATGGCAGCCTGAAGGCAGGTCTGGCGAATCGGACAGGTCGAGCAGATAGCAAGCGCGGTAGTCGCGTTGTCTATGATAGCCTGAAAGCGTTTGCTTGGCTGATAGCCAGGGCTAACGCGGATGGCTTCGGGATACCACATATCTCCGTCCATGCCTTTACAGGCAGCGGGTAGGTCGGTAGTAAATATCACTCGCGGTTCTCAAACTTATGCAAAGCGTTTTCTAGTAACGCTCCCCCTACGGCAGCGAGTCCGGCAATAATAATAAGAATCATTCCATGAGTCCCTTCAATACGGCGATAGCTACGTCGCAGTTGCCTCGTAGTTTCAGTGCGTTAATCGCTTCCCCGAGTATCTCAGCGGTGGCGTCGCGGTGTCCGGCGCGGTATGAGTCTCCCATGGCTTCATGTATGCCGTCAATCATCTTGGTTAGTCGTTCTGAATCGGTCATGTCGTGCGCTCCCCTATCGGTTTCTTGGGCGGTATTAGCGCCTCGTGGGTCGTAATATACTCAATCCGTGGTAGTTGTCAAGTACCCACAGACCAAAAAACCTACGCCCTTGCAGGCGTAGGTCAGTTGGCGGGGCGGTACTATCAAGTGGCGCAGTTGCACCCGTCAATCAGTGGGCGTAGGCAGTCTCCGCAGTAGCTGAGCAACTGTCCGTCGGCTTGCATATCCTCGATAAATTCCTCCTCGCAATTGTGCGTTCCTCGGTCGTACAGTCCGCAAGCACCACAGAGAATCGAGTCTTTATGAATCGAGCAATATTGTTCCCCTTGGTCTTCCGTGAAGTAGCCCGAATCTGTGTCCGACCATCCACACTCAAAGCAAGTTATGAGGCTCATGCTTCGTTCCTTCCCTTCTCGTAGGCTTTCTGGCAGGTCTGGCAAAAGAGTGTTGCATCGTTTAGCTCGTCTGATTCGTAGCCACAATTCGCGCAGTTGAGGCTCATGCTGACACCTCAGCCTTCATAGCGAGAAGGTCGCGGGCGATGATGTCAAAGGGTGCTACGCCCCAGCTGAGGAGCAGCTGACGGGCTAGCATTTGGTCGGTGGTGTCTCCCTGACCGATAAGGTCGGAGATAGCTTCCTCGTACTCCTCGCGGATGATATCGGCGAGGGTAGAAGGTGAATCGTGTTCCCCTGCTAGCTCCATGAGGTGCGAGTACGCCCCTTGGTCATTCATGGTCACGAGGAGGTAATCCTCGGCAAATTGCTCGTTAGCGTGTGTCATGTTGCAGTCCTTTCGATAGTCAGATGAGAGGCTCATCAGTAGGCGCCTTACGCCTAGACCAAGGGCTAGCGGATTCGCTAGCCCGAGGTTTCGCCTTAGTTTCCGAATGGGTTGGTAGTCCAAGTAAAGCCGGAACCGGTCCACCATAGGTGCGTCACTACTTGCCAAATAGCCCATAGAAGCGCTGTCCAGAATACAGCGCGGACCATGAAGCGGGTCAATAAATAAGCCGGTGATTTCATGCTATCTCCAATCCGCACGTGTCGCACACGTCCTGCCCGTCGTGATAATTCTCCAGGCATACATTACAGCCATTCTGACAGTCCCCGGCGTGTGTGGTAGTCATGCACTCACCTTCTTTAATTCTTCTGAAATAAAATCGGCGCGTGAGTTGATTTCGGCGCGGAACTCATCCCATGACTCGATTTCGGCTACTGTTGAACTTACGTCGTAGCCGAACTCTCCACCGTAGGGGATAGCCCATAGGCTAGCTTCTGCCAATTCGGCGCCATAGAAGAGCGCCTGAACCTGCACGCCTACATAGCCCCATTCATCCTCGCGCCATAGTTGATACTGTTCTGGCGTTACCCAATCGCCATCGAATTCAGGGCTAGTGACACTATCTACGAGCACACGTACGCGCAAGGTATAGGTTCCGCGGTCGTGTAAGTCTTCTTTAATCACGTCAATATTCATAGCTTATGCTCCTACCTTCACTAGTCCGCGACGTACGCGGGAGATTCGATACTGTCCGCCTGACCATACGGTCATCGTAACAGCGTAGTCTTCTGCTTCTTGCTTAGTGGCGAATTCATAGGGCATTACGCCACGTCCGCGAATTTCGACGATATAGCACATAGTTTAGTCCTGTTCATTAAGCGTGGACACTGTTGTCCACTGGCACTAGTTCAACAGAATTTCAAGATAATTTCAAGCTCTAGTGCTTAATTTAGGTAACGATTTCATAACGATTTAGGCGCCTGGCGCTGTCAATTTATCGATAAATTCATGCCATCTGGCTATCTCGTCGGCTGTCATTGGTTCAGGCTTCAAGCCTGTTAGTGCTTCTTCTAGGTTCATTCTCTTATCCTCCCATGAGTCCGGCACCTTGCCTACTCATTAGCTTAGACGTATCCGGCGCCGATTCGGTTCCCTATTCCTGGCACCAATTGCAGGCACCGGCACCGGTCCTGTTCGTTTAGGACATTGGTTCGAGGTTAGGGGACAGTGCCCTAACACTCATCCCGCAACACGCCCGAGCGCGTTGTTACCGTGCGGTAACATACCAATAACACAGCCCGACCACCCCGCAACGGGTCGGAAACGCGCCAGAACTCGCGGTCGGTAATGCCCCTATGGGATTCGGAAACAAATCCGTGTCGGAATCGCTGGCGCTCAACCCCAGGGTTTTTAACTATGGGTGTGTATTACTATTACTATCCACCACAATATTTTTTCTAAATATAGGCCGACGGCGCACCCCTATTTGTCTCATATAATGAGATACACACCCCATTAGCCAAAAGTTTTTTTATAGCAAAACCAGTATAAAATACTGACTATAGGGTGTGTGATGTAATTCACAGCAATAAAAGCGGGATAAGCGTGTTTTATCCCGCCTTAATATATATAGGGGATAAAATAAAACACGTCTACCCGTTCGGCTCTAGGCAGCTGAGCCTCACAGCGAAGATGCCGCTGAGACGAACGGTGGGTTTTAGTAGCCAGCCCTCTGAGGCTGGCTCTTAACGGGTTAGGGAGCCGTAAGCACAGCAGGCTCCCATTAAGCAAAAAAGCTTTTTTTGGCGCCTAGGGGGCGCCCCTAAAATACACCCAGCTGCAACCATAGGTTGCGCCCACAAAAGGATTTTTACCCAATGGCAAAGAAACTCAGCGAGGTGACTGACCGCAGTGCGTACAAGCTAGCCCCAGGTGCTACCTTGTCCGCGCCGGACGCCAAGAAGCGCCTTCTCGCGCTGATTGAAGAAGGCGTGACTGTGGAAGACGCTTGCCGCGCAGTCGGCAAGTCTGTCAAGTCATATGAGTATTACCGCGCTAGCGACCCTCAGTTTAAAGAGGCGATTGACCTCGCTCGAGTAATTAAGCGTCGTGCCGGCAAGGTAGCTGAAGAAGATGCCAATATCAGCTTTGAGGATTTTCGGACCAAATACCTTTCTAGCCAGACATTCCCGCATCAGCGCAACATAGTCTCCCTTCTGGAAGAAGGCCAGCCAGCCTGGCTTCACCCAAACATGATTTACGAAAAGGGTTTTAAGAACTACGTCCTTTGTAACATGCCTCCAGAGCATGCCAAGTCAATGACGGTCAGTATTGATTATGTGACCTACAGAATTGTCACAGACCCAAATGTAAGAATTAAACTTGTCTCTAAGACCCAGCAGATGGCCAAGGAATTTCTTTACGCCGTCAAGCAAAGACTAACTGCGCCCCAATGGGCAGAACTTCAGAGGCGGTACGCTCCAGTGGAAGGCTTCAAAGCCACGGCTGAGAAGTGGACCCAAGACGCAATTTACATTGAACGCGACTCAGGTGAAAAAGACCCAACCCTTCAGGCCTTGGGTATTGGCGGGCAGATTTACGGTGCCCGTGCCGACTTGATTATTCTTGACGACTGCGTGACTCTGTCAAACTCCAATGAGTACGAGAAGCAGATTCGCTGGATTCAGCAGGAAGTCCTGACTCGTGTGGGACCTACCGGCAAGATTCTAGTTGTAGGTACACGCGTTGACCCAGTTGACTTGTACCGAGAGATGCGTAACCCAGACCGATACCCTGAAGGGGAATCGCCTTGGACCTACCTAGCTATGCCAGCTGTCCTAGAGTTTGCAGACGAAGCCAAGGATTGGGTAACGCTCTGGCCTAAGTCAGACCGCCCATGGGCAGGCGATGAGACAGAACCAGATGCAGATGGATTGTATCCGCGCTGGGATGGTAACAACCTCAAGAAGCGTCGTGGTGTCCTTGACCCTAAGACCTGGGCTATGGTGTACCAGCAGCAAGATGTTGAATCTACCGCTATCTTTACACCCGAGAATGTACGTGGCTCTGTCAGCGGAATGCGTCCCGTAGGTCCGCTTATCCCAGGCGCACCGGGCCAGCCCGCTCAGCTCAACGACCAGTACATTGTCTGCTCGATGGACCCAGCTATGTCAGGAGATACATTCTCCGTTGTGCTAGCTGGAGATAGAACTACCCAGAAGCGTTACTTACTGGAAGCCTCACGCATGCCAGCCCCTACGCCTCAAATGATTCGTGACTTGATTTTCAGCTGGACTGAAAAGTACAAGCCTAAGGTCTGGGTAATTGAGAAGAACGCCTTCCAGCTCTTCCTTACCCAAGACGAACAAATTAACAAGTTTCTTGCTACCCGAGGCATTCGCCTTGTACAGCACTACACGGGCAATAACAAGATGGACGCCGAGTATGGCGTCGCATCCATGGCACAGCTTTTCGGCACGTTGGACAACCAAGGCAAACACATTAGAGGTTCTAACTTATTGGAATTGCCCCGTGCCGATAACGAACACATCAAGGCTCTTATCGAGCAGTTGATTACCTGGTCTGCCGGCACCAAGGCTAAGCAGGACGGACCAATGGCTCTCTGGTTTGCAGAGACGCAGATGCGCGACTATCTCAACCAGTCCGGCGCATATGGTGGTTCTTTTGTGAAGAACCCGTTTGTAACAAAAGGACAGCTCGCTAAGCGTCGAGTTGTGGACTTAGAAGAGTACGCCAAGCTGCAAGAGCAAATGGCATCTAATGGAGGAACCTGGTATGGCACTGGATATAGATGAGTTAGGTATTAAGGTCCGCAAGCTGCGCGACCACTACCATCTTCGTGATGCCCGCTGGGCAGACCTGCTTTCAATTCGTCAAGGAAATATCCAACAGGTATTCCCTGAGCTATTTTCATCTGACTATCCCAAGCCTATGGTGGCTAACTTCATCGACATCGCTGCCCGCGACGTAGCCGAAGTTATCGCCCCGCTGCCAGCATTCAACTGTGACTCAACTGACGCTATCTCAGACCGCGCTAAGAAGCGTGCTGACAAGCGCACCATGATTGCCGCTGGCTATCGTGACACCTGCAACTTGCAGACCCAGATGTACACCGGTGCTGACCGCTATTTGACCTACGGTATGTTGGCATTCATCATCGAGCCTGACTTTGAAAACAATCGTCCAATGATTCGCTTGGACAACCCAATTGGCGCATACCCAGAGTGGGACCGCTTCGGCAAGCTGACGTCATATACCCGTCGCTACCAGAAGACTGTACGCGAGCTATGCAACGATTTCCCTGAGCATGAGCCTGTCCTTCGTGGACCTTACGAGGCTCGTAACTCAGAGCGTATGCTAGAAGTATTCCGCTATGTAGACAAGAATGAAACCATTCTCTTTGTCCCAGAGCGCAAGAACCTTGTTCTTGACCGCGCTAAGAATTTCATTGACGAGATTCCTGTCGTCATTGCTGTTCGTCCTGGTATCGACTCAGACGAGCATCAACGCGGACAATTTGACGACATCATGTGGGTACAGGTAGCCCGCTCACGCTTTGCTACCCTGCAGCTGGAAGCAGCACAGAAGTCTGTGCAGGCTCCATTTGCTTTGCCTTCCGATGTTAACGTTCTTGAGATTGGCCCAGACGCAACCATCCGCTCTGCTAACCCAGAGAAGATTCGTCGTGTTGGCCTCGACATTCCTAACGGCATCTTCCAAGAGTCTGCAACTCTTGACCAAGAGCTTCGTGTTGGTGCACGTTACCCACAAGGCCGCCTCGGTCAGCAGTCAGGTTCTATCGTTACAGGCCGTGGCGTTGAAGCGCTTATGGGTGGATTTGATACTCAGGTTAAGACTGCGCAAGCCGTCTTCGCTGAGACATTCCGCCATGTTATGCGTATCTGCTTCCTCATGGATGAGAAGCTCTTTGGTGATGTAGAAAAGGAAGTACGCGGCGTAAATGCTGGTGCACCTTACGAGATTACCTACACACCCAAAAAGGACATTGCCGGTGATTACTGGTGCGATGTTACTTACGGCATGATGGCAGGCCTCGACCCTAACCGTGCTTTAATTTTCGGCTTACAAGCTCGTGGTGATAAACTTATCTCACGTGACTTCTTGCGTCGTCAGATGCCATGGGAGATGAACGTCTCTATGGAAGAAGAAGCAGTAGAGATTGAGAATCTTCGTGACTCTCTTCTAGCCGCTGTTTCCTCAATGGCGCAAGCAATCCCGTCCTTAGCTGCACAAGGACAGGACCCATCAAAGATTATTAACGCAATCGCAGCTGCGATTAAGGGCCGCCAGAAGGGTGACAATATCGAAGATGTTGTTGCTGAGGCATTTGCCCAACAAGTTTCCCCGGCAGTTGCAGCCGCTGGTGAGGCAGAAGCCCCAGGTCAGGCTCCTGCTGGGGAGCCTAGTGCTCCGCAGGGAGTAATGCCACCTCAAGGCGCACCGCAAGGTGGGTCATCATTACAGAACCTGCTTGCAGGAATTTCATCTTCTGGAGCGCCGCAGCTTGCTGCGTCAGTTTCCAGACGCTCACCAGCCTAAGCTTACTGGCGAGACAACTCATCCCTATAGGAGAAAACAAATGGCAACAATGAAGTCATCATTGACTACAAAGGTTCCTTCACCAAAGAACCAAGGCGGACACGGTTCGTCAGATGCAACAACCCAGAAGACAGCTATCCAGAAGAAGTCTGGACCAGCAGCTACTGGCAAGTCAAACGTTCTTTACACAAAGCAACCTTCAGGCACCAAAGGCACAGGCACCACTGCCGGAAAGCCAATGAAGTAACACATGTCTAATGAGCAGGGCAGGATTCCTACTCGGGTAACCAAGTGGGATTTCTTTGCCCTGCTTGCAGATACTACTGCAGCAATTTTAGTTGATATAGCAGCTGGGTTCGACACACTCACCCACATGCTAGAACATCAGGCAAGTTTCGTGGATGACAAAGAATCATTCCACGAGTATGCAGCCCGCACCATCGAGACTTTACAAGAGGGAGAATAGTCATGCCACAGGCAAACAAGCCAGCTATGACATCAGGCCCAGGGGCTATGAGCCAACGCACCGATGGCGGACCAGCATCAAAGCAAGCACAACGGTATATCTCAGGTATGCCTAATTACGGTGACGCATCACAGCTCATGGATATGCAGGCATCTGCGCCTATGTCGCAAGCGCCTAAGACTCCTGCAGCTACACCATCACAAGTAGCAGCCGCAGCTCAGCAAGGCGCAAGCCCTGCCGCAGCGCAAGGTGCTATGCAACAACTAACACCTCTCAATGCTCCAACACAGCGTCCTTCAGAACCAGTGACTACTGGCTCACCTATGGGTGCAGGAGCAGGTCCAGAAGCACTAGGAATTATGCCTGGACAGGCAGCTCAAGCTGGGCAATCAGCGAAGAATCTTATTCAAGCACTCGCGTCTCATCCAGACGCTTCCCCGGAGCTGCAACAACTCGCTAGTGCATTAGGGAAGTAACCATGGCAGAGCCACTTCCTGTACCAACACCAGCCCCTACAACGAATGTTGACATTGCTAATGCAATGGTTCAGGGCAATCAAGTTTTTGTTAAGCACAACCCACAGCTTGCAGCTGCTGGCATATTGTCTGGCAACCCAGACACCATGAATACACTTGCTGCTAGCTCGCATATGGTTAATTATGCCAAGGCAATCGATGACCATATTGCCACATACAATTCAAGCGTATGGTTTTCTAACATTTTCAAAGATGCAAAAGACGTTTCTGCAGCCCTTATCAAGAACGCAGCGGAAATCGCTGCGGAAAAGGGGCTTAATCAATGAGTGACACTCAGGTAGCTCCAGCCGCTCCAGCCACACCTTCTTCAGGTGGTGGATTCTTAGGCTTTATCAAGAATATTCCTAGCGATATCGCTAAGGGTGTATCTGATATTCCTGTAGTTGGTAAGGCTCTCGGCACTGCTATGTCATGGGCTGGCAAGCCTTTGCAGGAAATTCAAAAAGATTACAAGTTTATTCACAGCCTTTACGTTGACCATGGCGTTGGCGGCATGTTGCTTGGTACAGCTGGCGTTCTTGCCGGTGGTGCTATTGGCGCTCTTGGTGGACCAGCGGGTATTGCTCTTGGTGCTGACATTGGCGGCGCTTTAAGCCGTAACATTCTTGGCCGCGTTGTACCTAACTTTCAGGATTCATTTAACAAGTCTAATGACCCGAATTACTTGGTGTCATTTGGACGCGATTTTGCGCATGGACTAGCAGCTATTCCTGGACTCGGCACACTACGCAATACAAACACTGGCTTTGGCCAAGTTGTTTCAGGTATTGCAGATGCTTCATTTGACTTTGAGGGAGACCCCGTTGCTGCTGGCAGCAAGATGGCAGGAGCTATCAAGCGTGGAGATAACCTAGCTGTTGTCAAGCAAACCGACGAAGCTGGAAACCTTGTTCTTAATGCAAAGGGCCAGCCTATAACAAAGCTTGACGATGTAACAGGAAAGCCTATTGCTCATGCAACGCTTCCATTTGCTTCTTCGGGTGGCGCTGTTTCTAACTTTCTTCTCTCTAACTCATCACGGATTATCACAGCCGACCAAGTAGACCAGGTGCTTGCTAATCCGCTCATGGCTGCCAAAGTGCGCGCTATTGATGACATGGTTGATAAAGCAAAGAATGACCCAACCATTGCAGCTGGTTACATTCATACCAATTATGGTATCCCTATGGGCTGGTCAGCAGCATTGAGCAAAGCCCTTTCAACTGCTACTACTCGAGATGAAGCAGTGCAGACTATTAAACAAGCTTTGTACTCCAAGGAATTGGCAGATAGCGCCAATACTGCTGTTGGTGAATTGCGCCTACCATCCTTGACATACGGCAAGATGCTTAGCCAGAAGTACGGCATTGACCGCATTCGCATGAGCAAGAATGCAAGCAACTATAATGACCAGGTTAACCTTCTCTTGCCTCGCAAGAGTGCTGTTATGGAACCTGCTGTCAACCCAGATGGTTCTCCTGTGCTTGATGAAACAGGCAATCAGGTAATGAATCCTAAGACTGTTACCAAGGTTGACCCAAATACCGGCGTAGAAACTCAAGAACAACTTTTTAAGCTCAATAAGCCTGCGCTATTTTCCAAGCCTGGCAGCGGAGCAATAATGAACGCCCTTGCTGGCAAGGTTCGTACATTTACCGGACAGCGTGCTTTGTCTTTTGACACAAAAGCTAACGCTTTGTCTTCCAAAGAATTTGACCCAGCTGACCCAAATGCGTCCAGAACGGCAATGGATTTCACTTACTACTCCATGCCATACCGCGTAGCTCTTGAGCATGCAACTAAGATGATTACAGCTACTGATGATGGTGCGCGTATCGACCAGATGCACGTCCTTCAGCAGGAAGTACTTAAAAACTTTGGCGTAGCCAAGGCTCAAGCCGCCTCAGTATTTGGTCAACTTGAGAGCGCTTCTCGTGGCAGCGCCTTTGACAAGGGTGTTTATGCCGTCAACGACGGACGCCTTATTGGCTCAACTGAAATGAAGCCTGAGTACAGCGATACGCCTAAAGAATTGGCTATCGTCGAAGGCCAACGTTACAAGGGTTCCATGCTTGACCTTAGAGACATTCGTCAAGTCATGCGCAGTGCTAAAGCCTACGGCGCTTTGTACAACCCAGTAGACGACTTTTTCACACACTATACAAATGCTATTTTTGCACCATTGGCACTGCTATCTCCAGCCTTTGGTCTGCGCGTATCTTCCGGTGAAGCCTTGCATCAAATCATGCGTAAGGGTCTGCCCAGCTATCTAAGCAATGTCCTGGCTGCAAGCGTAGCCAATATGTCGGATAAGTACCGTTTGTACCACATGGATAAGATTGCTCAGACTCTCACCGAGACTGATAAAAATGCCATTGAGGCCGAGCAGGCAACTGGTGTAGCTAAGCCAATTACAACAAACGAAGTCACCAAAGAGCTTGATGAGCGCAACCGTACTGTTCACGGCACCTTCAAGAATCTTGATGATTCTTTAACTAGCAAGCAATCATGGAACAACGCAGCCAACGCTGCTCGTAATGCTCGCTTTAATATCATGCCACTGGGACTACTTGCTAATAAGTTCCGCGAGTCCAACCTTGTGCCATATTTTGTCAAGGACAAAATCAACGCCATGGACCGCTATTCAGCTATCTACGGCAATAGAATGCCACAGGCTGGCGTAAGCGCAGCTCACGCAGCTTCTGAAGACTTGGTTGCAAAAGATAACATTAACCTTTTCGTCAAGAAGCATGGACATGGCACTGTGCCTGGACAGGAGCTTGCTGGCTTGTCCCAGCTAGATAATAGCTTCCACTCCACATATGCCAAGAATGTCAATATGGCAGCAGCTGATTTGGCTCAACGTGACATTGCCCGCGATTACATGAACCGCATGAAGTCACCAGAATTCAAGGCGCTATCTCCAGATGAGCAATTTGCCAGCTTGGTAGATGCTCAAGCAGCTCGCATCAAGAATCCTAATATGTATCAGGATTACCGCAAATCTATGGATGGCTACACAAAAGCCGTTCCAGAGTCATTTGCTAAGAACCAGGTAGACTATCTACAAGGTTTGGTATACGGTACTGGCCGCAAAGTTAACGTTGATTTGGTCGACAAGATTGCCAAGGGTCAGCGAGTAACCGAGCAGGAGTTGCGCAAGCTTCCTCAGACAGCCCTTCCTATTCAGGTGCTTGGCCGTCAGACAATGCCTACTATTGGCGATTCTCTACGCCGTGTTGAGCAAATGGGTTACCGCAAGTTTGTTACCCCGGTCATGGACTATGTATCTCGTCAGCCTTTGTTTGCTGACTTCTTTACTCGTCGCTTAATTGCTAACCAGCCTTTGATTGACATGGGCTTGCTGAGCGAAGACGAAGCTGTTCGCATGACTGCAACACAAGCTACCCGTGAGATGATTCCGACCATCCACAGCCCTGCTATCCGTAGCCAGTTTGCTGTATTGCACCGTAACTTGCTTCCATTCTTCTTTGCTCAAGAGCAGGCTATGCGTCGTACTGGCCGCTTGGTAATGACTAACCCACAAGCATTCCGTGACTTCCAGATTATCCAGCAGGGTCTAAACAACCCAGGCTTTGTACACACTGATGCCAATGGCCAGAAGTACATTGTCTACCCTGGCGGTATTGGAGAAGCTGGTAACGCTATTGCCCGTGGCCTAAACGCCCTTGGTTTGAAGCAATTCACAGGCTTGCCAACATCTATAACTGGTAATACTGCGTCGCTTTTGACAGTCCTTCCAGAAGTAAAGATGCCTGGCACAAGCCCATTTGTCAACTTTGCAATGACTGAGCTATCCAAGAAATTCCCATGGATGGACAAGGCAGTCAATGTTGCTTCCGGTGGTTATCCATCACAAAACTGGATTGATACGTTTATTCCTAACTCAACCATGCGCGATTTGTTCAATGCCATGAATATGGATGACCGCGAATCAACAGTCCTTAACTCAAAGCTGTCAGCCATTATGGCTGCCTACTACCATGGTGATTTGCCAGAGAATTACACCTCTCTGCCACCTTACCAACAACAAGATATCTTGACTAAGATTGAGCATAATGCTCAGTCTAACCTTCTTATCAAGGGCTTGTTCTCGTTCTTCCTGCCATTGGCACCAACGGTTAGCAACGACTACTACACCAAAGATTTGCAAACTTTCCGCTCTGAGTACCTCAATATGCTCAAAGAAAAGGACCCAAGCACAGGTGCTACATACACAGCCGCTGCTGCGCTTAACAAGTTCTTGCAAGAAACTGGTTCAGCAGACCGTCCAAACCGAGCCATATCTTATACCGTTGCTCATAGCATAAATGAGACTGGTGGAGCATATGCCCCATTAGCAGATTCTACGCTTTCATGGATTAATAACAATCAATCTTTGCTCAACAACCCTAACTATTCAACAGCTGCGCCTTACCTTATCCCGCAGGCTGCAGACAGCAAGGATGCACTAGCGGTTGAAAATAAGCTAATCATTAATCACTTCCGTGCAAAGACTACCTCACGCGATTTCTTGAATGCGCTGTATGTTAAGCAAGGCTGGCAGGACTTGGACAATGCTTATACCGCTTATCAGGCAGATGTTAAAAACTTGCGGGCATCTGGTGACAAGAACGGCATGTATCAGGCTGGACAGCAATGGAAAGCTATTACAGACCAGTATGGCCAGAGCAACCCAATCTGGTATGCAGACTACACAAACCCAACTCGCACAGAGATGGCAAAGAACGCTGTAAGCCAGTTCCTCACTATGCAGGAAAAGGGCTTGCTGGGTAGCTCAACACAGGGTCAAAAGATTTCCGAAATCCTAGATAACTACAAGGCTTATCATCAGGACTTAATTGCAAATACTGTTGATGGCAAGAAGTTGCCAGGATACACACAGGCTCGTGACTCTTGGTACACCTATATGGATAACCTAGCAGCTGCAGACCCACAATTGTCAAATGTCATAACAAGCGTATTTAGAAGGGTTGTATAATGGCCGGTCTAACTGACCCAAAGACAGGTAAAGTAATACCTGGTAGCTCTTCAAGCGGCTCAAACAGCGATACCTCAACTAGCGGTATCACTTACACATCACAGGCAAACCAGACAGCCGGAGCCAATAACCCGTTTTATCTTCCGACTCGCACTGATACAACATACCTTACTCAGACATCCCCACAGGATGTTGAGTCTTTGGTTAACGCCACTATGCAGTCCCTAGTTGGGCGCAATGCTACCGCTGCAGAAATTAAAATGTACGGAGCCGAGCTGCTAGCTGCCGAAAAAGCTAACGTTGGTACATATGCCGGAGAAACAACTTATGCTGTTTCTGGAAAAAGAAACACTGTCTCGGGAGTTCAGACTACAGCCGGACTTGATGTTCAGGGTTACCTGCAAAGCCTGATTTCAGGCAGTGCAGATGCTCAGTCTTACAAGGCTGCTACTGGCTATTTTGATGCCATGACGCAAGCTTTACAACAGCAGAAGGCGATATAACATGGCGACTCCTACATTAGAAGACTTGCTCAAAGGCCGTAGCGAATCCGCTCGTCGTTTAATCAAAGCTGAATACGAAAAGAATCCACAGCAAGCTATTCAGGACTTCGGTACTCAGTCTGCTACTCAGGCAACAACCCTTGAAGAAATGCTTGCCTCAGAGACAAAAGCTCATGGCGGCACGCTTACAAATTCACAACGTCGTGCTGTTATTAACCAGTGGAACCTTCAGCAAGGTTTCAACGAAGCCACCCAACAAGCCAGTGGCGAACAGAATTACAACAACCCAAACAACCCTGGCGGAACATTCAATCCACCAGCGGCTGGCGCTAGCGCCAAGCAGCCAACGACTCCGCAAACAGTTAGCGGACAGTCTGTCATTCCTTCAAATATGACAGCTTCTGAAAAGAAGGCTGCAGGTACACCCGTAGATACAACTACATCTGGCTCATCAGGAGCTGGCGCCGGAGGCGCAGG